GATGTTCCAATTATAATATTACTAACTTGTGTACCTGCTGTTGAAGCTGCAGTTCCAGAAACATCTAGACCTACAAAGCTTACAATAGCACTTCCTGCGCCTATCGTTATAGCATTACCAGGAGTTTCTTCCTCTACTATAAATTTATAATAGACTCCGTCCTCTCCTGAAGAAGCAGTTGGCAAAGTTATTGCAACTGTCCCACCTGCAGCGTCAAGCATAAAAACTTTACCGCTATCTTCATTGGTTAATGTTATGTCAGCATTAATAGATTGTACTTTCTTTTTATGTTTAAAAGTAGCACTACTATTTTCATTTAATATATCACTTCTCATATTATAATGCCTCCTCAAAGTTGAACAACGCATGTGTTTCAGGAAGAGTTACTTCAAGACCTGCTTCTGTAAGAATCATGTCTTTTCGTAAATCTTCATCTGCTTGTTGCACATTTGTTGTGATTGAGGTGTCACGATTAACACCGTTACCAACCAATGGTCTATAAGCAACGTGGTCTAAATCAACCATGCACATAAACTCTCCTGACATTCCTCTAAATAAAGGTTCTTTTACAAGAGATAAATCTCCATGTACTGTTTCAACCTTCATGATTTTATGTCCAAAAGTTCCTTGGCTTGCATTAAAGTTATACCTAGAGCCTCCACCATTAACTATTGTATCACCAATAAATCCTGCTCCATCGCCTAGTTTGTTAAACAATGAAATTACAGGAAGTGAGCATAAAGCTAATTTACTTGAGCTTCCACCTCTTGCAGGGTCAAATACAACTTCAAGGTCTCTTAATAAAACATCGTAAGTTAATTTACTCGCTGCAACTGTTTTAAGGTACGCCTGACCTTCAGTATATGATACTTGTGTATCATCTGCTGCAGTCTGACTTTGACCATTTGCCATTATGTGACCAGCAATACCTTCAGAATATTGAATACCACCTGCAGTTGCTCTTTGACCAAACAACATTGCTCTTTCAATGTCAATCTTATGCTCTCTTAATTTAAGATTCCATATTCTTGACCATTCGTCAGCATAGCCTCTGTACACAGTAGCTCTTGCAGTATTAGACATTTCGCAAGCTGTTTTAAAGATTTGGGTAAAACCATAATCGTTATCTAGCTCTTGAGAGAATACGTCAGGTGCTCCTGAGCCTTCAGCAAACGCAGTACCAATAACGGTAGCTTTTGCGCTTGAACCTGGGTCAGCGTCAGTTCCTGGGTCTGTTAACCAAGTAATATCAATTGATGTGCTTGAATTTATTGCGTCTATTCGTGCGTTTGCGTGGTTAGGACCACCGCTATTACCAGTATTAGATTCTACAGATATAACCATTCCTTTCAGTAACCAAGATTGTGCTGCTGATAAAGTTGCTGTTACTGTACTTCCTGCTGTTACTGCTGCAAGGTCTGTACTAATAACAAAGCTTCTATCTGTCATAGCAATCTTTGTTCTATCTTCTAAGAAACGGAATTGAGAATCTGATGTTGGTACTTTTGCAACTTTTGACAAGTAAACAAAAAATGGAGATTCGTCTGGGGCAAGTTCTGCCACTCTATCACTAAAGTCGTATAAACGTCTAGTGCTCATAGAGGCACTATCGACAGTTCCACTCCCAGGAGTTCCAAATTTGACTTGTCCACTATTATAAGTGCTCATTATCTTTCTCCTTCGTTATTTATTTATTATAATACTTCACTTCGGCTTCCAGCACTTTTAATTGCATCCCACATTTCATCCTTTCCGCTTTTAGCTTGAGGTTGTTGACCTTGCAATATACCACCAGGTGTTGGTGTTTCTTGCGTTTGTCTAACATTATCTAATGGGTTTTCAGCTGTAACTGTGCCTTGGCCTTCGTTCATAACAGCTCTCCACATTTTAACAGCACCTTCAACTCCGTATTCCGAAGGATTTTTAGCAGCAAAACTCATAAAAGAATCAACTTCAGCAGGAGTTAATCCTTGCTGTAAAAGGTTACCCTTTAATTGTTGAACTCCTTGTTGTTTCATTACGCCTGCCATCCTTTGGTTTACAGCTTGTCCAATACTGTCTTGTAGTTCTTGCTGTCTAAACTTATACGATTTAGATTTAGGGTCATTATAGGCTTCCCATGGGTCAAATTCATCTTTATCCAATTCAATTCGTTGCGGGCCAACGGGTTGTCCATTATTTCCACCTTGAACCATAGCTGCAACTGTATTTGCAATGTCTGGTCTAGCTTTTAATAAATTCCCAATCGCTTCAAATTTCTTCAGATTCTGATTTTCGTTTGCGAGTTTATCCTTTTCAGATTGGAAGTACTTGGCCTGTTCTTCCCAAGTCTGATTAGAATTCTCTTGAACGTTTTGTCCTTCATCTTGCCCTACATTATCAACAGGTTGACCCTCAACTTGAGGATTCCCGTCTTCATATGCGTCTGTCATTTTACTTCTCCTTTTGCGATTTCTCTTGTCGTAATTGAGCTTGACTACCTAATCGTAATTTCTCTGACTCAAGTTTGACCGCATCTTTTAGTCTACCAATGGCAAGCTTATCTTCAGCTTTTCTGCTAGAAGAATCTTTATTTAGCTCTGCCTTGAATTTTTCTACCTCAGTACGTTTACGTGCCTGTATCGATTCACGATGTGCAGTTTGTAAATCCCCTGAGACTTTCTTAATTTGTTGCTGAGCACCTTGTAGTGCTTGTTGTAATTGCATAATTTGGTCTGTTCTTGACAATACACCCTCCTTGTCAAATATATCTGTTTTCTTTAAAGCTTCAACCTTATCAATAAGACCTGATTGATATGCTTGCATATAAATTTCCCATTCGCCCCATTTATTTGAAGGCATTGTAGAGTTCCCAATAACTCTTATATCAAATTGTCCTACAGATATCTCATTTTCAATAGATTGAAATTCTTTTGTTTTATCGTCATACAATCTTTTATTAACAGTAAATTCATTAATATCATTGTTGGGTTGTGCAATTCTAAATGTTTTTTGAAAGTTGTAATGTGATTTAGCTAGATTATATACAACCTTACCAACTCTCTTCAAAGCGCCTTCTATATCTCTTAATTTAGACTTAGAACGTCGTTGACCAAAATCTTCCATCATCATTGTTGCTGAAGACGTTCTTGGTGCAGCTTCAGCATTTCCTTGCATCATTTCAAATATACCCATATTCAAATCTATGTATTTTTCTATCAATTGTGGTAATTGCATAATAGAACTTGACAATGGTTGTGGAGACGGAAAATGTGGTTCCCCAAAAGAAGCATCATATTCGAGGGTGGCATTTGGGTTAGCCCAATCTCTTTCGAGTTCTTCAATATCTTGAACACTTCCTTGAGGTATAAGAAGTTTTAATCCTGAGCTAGCTTGTGCGTGTGATGTGATTAATGATACTGTCTTATTGAGGAACCTTTGAAAATCTTTATTTTTTCTTACGTCGCTCATTGGATATGGAGTATTTGTCCATATATTTGGCACAGGTACAATAGGGTACATATCAGTATCTAATACTAAATCATATAAAACTATTTGTCCTACGCAACATGTTTGTCGTATTCTTGTTTGTTGTACTTCAACATAATCAAGAAAACCTTTTTCAATTGAATTTGCAAATTGACTATCTTTTGAGAAAGTATCAAACTGTTCTTTAGATATAATTTTTTCTTGATTAGTTCTTTTATCTAGCAATCTATAATATGGAACCTTTACTTTAGAGTAATGCTCAATAAGTCTAAATTTTTCAGTTGAACCTTGGTAATCGTAATCTTTAACTTCATCAGGAGTAAATGATTGAATAGTTCTTTTGTTAGAATTGCTTGGCCAATCTTCTTCAGATACCGTGTCAATACTATCAAGTATTGTTTTTTCTTCACCTTCTTTTATTGGCTGACCTAGCTCAGGGTACGCATCAAGTAATTGCATTTTACTCATTACGTTTGAAACCATCATACCTGTAGCATCATCAAAATATCTATCTCTTGAATTAGGGTCAACATAAACCTTAAAAGGATTTAAATGTTTAAATTTTATTTCACCACGACCATAATCAGCTTCTTTATCTATGTATGCATAAAAATAGCCAAGACCTGTAACAGTATAATCGTGAACAGCTTGTTTAAATTGTTCGTCACCATCTGATATGTCCCATATGTATTCTAAAATAACTTTCCAAACATGAGCAAGTTTATTGTCAGAATCTTCTCTTCCTATAGCTGAAAATTTAGGTGGCTTAGATGTGATTATTGCTTTAAATTGTTCAATGGCAGAATATAGCCTATCTATTGGAACTGCTGATTGATTACGAGATGCAAGTTCGTCCATCTCCTCATCGCTAAAATGGTTACCTAGATAAAAATCAATATCTTCACGAGCAGCAACATCCCAGTCTTCTCTTGCATTTGACCATCTGTCAAACAATTCTCGTATTTCTTTTGCTCTGAAATCTTCCTTAATCACAATATATAATATAACAAAAAATTACAATATATAACAAATCGCCTTATAACCGCCTCCCTGTCATCCAATCGTACATTTTTTTTGGCTTAGACCAATAGCCTTCTTTATTTTTTTCTTTTACCACTTTTCCTGCCTTTGCATTTCCTTTTGCCCATTGTGTCGCTAAATAAAAAGCATCAATAATGTCGTCATGAGAGCCCTTTGGAAAATCAATGAGCTCATCAATAAACTCGTGATGCTGTTTTTTAAGATGCACAGCTCCAGCTTTAAACATAGGTTGTAAACCTTCAAACAATCTGTCCTTCTTTTTTGAGTTATAATTTTTAATTCCCTTTTCTATTCCTGGTAAAAACAAACCCTCTCTTTTACTTCTTTTCATTATATAGTCACGTAACATTTCTTGGTACGCAATTGTTTCAATATTTATTCTTCTGATTGGCGAGTATTGTTTAGCGATTTTAAATATTTCATCGGCACACTCCATGGGTAAGACTCTTTTACGCCAATATTCAATAACGTAATAATCGTAATTGCTAGTAACGCCCAACACCATAATAACGGAATAATCACTACGAGTAGTAATCGTTGAGGCTGGGTCAACACCAATATATATATTAACATACTCTTTGTCGCCATTAGCAAATTGTATATACCACGAGTCAGCTGCTTCATCAAATCTTGCATTGCCTTGATATAACCCATCATTAATATCCTCCTCACTAAATATTTGGTCTTCAGGTGACTTTGCTTGATTCATATACTCTTGATAAAATTTAGCAGGTGTACCTGAATCAATGTAAAATTGTTTACGTTCTTCAAGTTTTTTTATTGGCCACCTAGAAGGCCATATTGGTTTACCATCTTCTATTGCTTTTTTAGTGTAAACTTCCCAAGCATAATCTTCGCCCGTTTTATCAGCTTCTTGTTTATTTCTAACTAATATGTTTAAAAAAGCATCATAATGAACAATTGTACCATTGCACCATAGGAATCCATCTTTATCAAAATCAATAGCAGGATATACAGCAGCAGTCACCCATTCTTTAATTTGTCTACGTGAGTCAGGAGTTTTCGTATTTAACTCTGATTCAAAGTCGTCAAGTATGATACCCGTATACCTAGATGATAATTGTTTTTTACCACGAAGTCTTTGAGATGTACCTTTCCCAATCATTCTACATCCGTTGCTCAAGGTAAATTCATCTTTTGTCCACTTATCTCCTTGTAGGTCACCAAAATAATAATGTATAGCAGGATTAGAATATATATGATTAGAAATCCAATTTAAATTATCCCTTGCTTGGTCTTGTGCTTCACCAATCCATGCAATAAATTCAGGCTTATCTTTGCTTGCAAATAAAAATCTATGTAAAACAGCGCAAGCTGCCAAAGTTGATTTTGCGTGGTCACGTGGTAAAACCAATGCTAATTGTTGTTTGTTTTTATCTAATAGTAGTTTTCCAACGTCAATATGAAAATCAGGTGTTGCACTTGCTAAGAAGTCTTGTGGTGAAAATAATTTACCAAATGTAATAAGGTTTGAATGTGCCAAGTGTAATGCTTCTTCGTTTTTTGAAACATTACCATTAAGATTTAAATTTGCCATTAAGGGTTATAATTTAATAATTGGTCTAAAATATCTCTTGTTTTTTGTACATTAAAAACTTCCATGTTTTTTTGATAAACATCTCTTCTATCTTGAACGTTTGAGGTGTCAGGAATAGCATGATAGTTAATCCACAAATCTTCAAAAGGTATATTTGAAATGTCAGTAACTTCGTCTTTTCTTAAATCTTGAGTTAAATCTTGCATCATTAACATATATTGCTCAGAAGGACTTAAAGAAGTGGCATCAAATCCTTCTTTGCCTGAATAGTATCTATAGTCAGGGTCAGATTCAATACCTTTTGCAATTGGAATGTTTTGCAAATAAGAAGGATTGCTTCCAATTTTATCATTATAATTAATTAATCTATTAATAGCAGTGTGCCCAGCTTGTTTTGCCCCATGCTCAAATTGAAATAATCCCATTCCTTCTTGACCAGACTTACCTTTATATTGAATTTGTTCAGGGTCATAGCTTCCTCCTGTTTCATGAAAAGATATTTGAAGTAAACCCGTTAATAGGTCATCTCTAGAAATATTGAATTCAGTTGCCATTTCATCAGCCATTAACATCATATCTTGAAAACTTTGAGTATTTGTATCAAACAACACTTATCTATCCTCTATTTATAATATCTTTTAACATATCGGGGTTGATACCGCTACCTACTCCTGCAAATCCTCCTGAAGTACTAGGATAATAAAGTTGTCTAGCTGCTTGGCCTGCTTGCCCACCTCCACCTCTAAATTGTGGGGCCATAGATTGCATAGGATTTACAGTTTGAATAAGATTGTCAAGAAAAGCTTGATTTGGACCTCCTGTATACCCTAATTGTTCTGCTGGAGATATGTTTGCAAGGATTTCAGGGCTAACTTCTTGATTATAACCTTCCGTAGCAGGACTTGTCACAATATATTCAGATGGTGAGTGTACTAAAGTTTGGTAAGGCATTTGGCTTTGATATATATCTTCTAAGCTTTGACCTGCGTATTCTTGCTCTGATAAAAAGTCTTCATTTGATAGTAAGAAATCTTGCCACGTTCCAGGTAATTGTGTGCTTGGTGCTTCTATAAGTGGATTTGCTATGTAGTCTTGTTCGTAATTATTATAATATTGATTTTGAAGGGCAGCTAAATCTGATTCGTCCATAGTATCAATCCATTGCTGAATATTTGCCTGAGTCATATCAGGTTGAGGTGGTATAGGTGCACCACTACCTCCCCCTGTACTCCAATTAAAATTATTCACATAATTTTGAACAAACTCATGAAATGAGAAAGTGTCAGGATTATCTATTTGCATCATAGGATTAGGATTATAGCCATATTGTTGCGCTAAATCAAGACCAAAATCTTCAAAATTTTCAAAACCCCCAACATTCATATAGTCACCACCTATTTGCTCTGTCCAATATCCCTGTTCTTCTTGTGGTTCTATATACTCATATTCAGCTGCTTGGTATTCTATAGGATTCCAATCTAAGGTATTATAGGCTTGAATATCTAAGGCATTAACAACGCCATCACCATTTACATCAAAACCTCCAGGGCCTATATACTGCTCATTATCTATAGGTTGCCAAGTATCGGGAGGTGCCCCCATTTCGTTATCAATGAATCCACCTATAGGGTTGTCATATTGATAATTGAAATTTGAACTACCACCAAACGGGTTGTTCATGTTATTAATGTTTTGATTGGTATTTTGCATACCTTGCGTTAAAAAACTTGTGAATGGTCTATTATGTCCTGGTATATGTGGCATCTATGCTTTTCCTTGTAGTGAATTCTCACCGTAAATATACACAATATTATCGTCTAAATCAAATTCGCTATCGCATTCAGGGCAAATCCAACCTATAACATCACGCTCAAGGTTGATTATTCCTATTCTTTGAGTAACTTTTGTATTATAATATAAGTCGTAGTCGCATACAGGACAAGGGTCTTTATCCCTGTTCTCTTTCTTTGTGTGCGATGAGCTCTGTTTTGCCTCCATCTTTGAGTGCCTCCATTTGTTCATCAGTAAAACCTGACCATACAGTCAGTTGTTCTTGTTTGGTTTCAGTATCAAATAGTCCCGATATCTTGGATAACGAGTCCAATGACCGTAATTTGTCAGAATCTTTCTCTGCTAAGTCAGCAATATCTTTGTATCTGCTAACAATCCAATTGGCTGATACGTCTTCTTCCTCTAAAACTTTTCTGATTTCTTCTTTTACCATCTTTTTAACCTCATCTTTTTTCATTAATTGTTTGGCTGAGTTGGCAATGTATTCACTACTCTTTGATTTCTTGAACACTTTTGCGTATGCCTTTGAGATATCCATCCCCTCAGCCACATATCTAGCAAATACAAATTCTTTTGGTTTTAATCCATCTTTTTGATATTGCTTAAATGCTTTATATGTCCTTGAAAACGTGTAAATGTTCTCAGCAATGCCATCTTCACCTAGTAATTGTATGTTATGATTGTCTACTCTGAAAGTACCTAAGACAGTTCTTGAGCATTTTGTAACTTTTTTGGACATATTTATCTTTAAATCGTAACATTTTAGTATTTGACACACGTTTTGGTCGTCTGTAACTACCCATTCACCCTCCTTTGCCTTACGCCAATTCTCGTTTAGTGGCTCATCGGGATGATGAATCCTAAATTCTTGTATAGAATCATACAAATAATGTTTTTTACCCTTGACTACTTTAAAATCCACTATAAAACCTTAGAACTAACTCTTGACGGAAACCTATCTTCGCCTTTCAACAAAGATTCCATAGCCTTTTCTTTCCTATAATCATCTGCTTGCATTCTAACCTCATTAACAAAGCTTACATCTACATAATTGTCATGTTTGCTATCAAGAAAAGAACCATCGCCTTGGTCAATAAATCTATCAGGGTGGAAATCGTGTTTAAATTCGGAAGGCCATTTATATCTCCCCTCCTCATTAAGTTCGGGTTCTCTTATGCCTGCGTTAAACGCACCTTCATAATCATAGTAATGTTCCCAATCTTTTGGATTTGGGTTGTAATCGTGTTTTTTAGCTATATCGCTATACCATTGTTCAAAATTCATAATGTAATATAACACATATTTGGTTTTAAAAAAAATTTAACATAAATTACACCTCGCATAAATGGTTTGGTTTGAGACTTGTTGCGTTTATGTTAGAAAAAGTAGCTACAATAAGGGGTGAATCAAAGCTACAGGCCAACTCTAAGACAATTGAGGCCGATTCTAGGGGAATAACCCGAAACTGATGATTGTTCGTGTTGTTAGTTTATTCGCTAATGGCATATCCTAAGGCAATATGGCTCCGAGAGACTAAATTGCAAAGGATTTAGAGAACTCTAGTAAATAGCTAGGGGTAATATCTCTCTATCCTTTCAACAATATTCACCAAGAGACTATTTAAATAATATCTAAATAAAGAACCTAAAAAACATACCAAAATAAAGTAGAAATTAAAGTTATAAAAAGTTAAAAAATAGTATTAGAATGTGTGTCCCTCTTTTTTTCACGTCACCCACCCCTGAAATTCCCCTCATGCCGTTGTATTTAGGTTGAAAAACCAAGTTATATATATGTTGGTTTGAATTTATTTATATTTTGAAAAAGGAAACGCCCCACTAATGACGTGAGGCGCTATTTAAGAAGATATTACTACTAATGACTACTTATTCATTATCATAACAAGCATTAATAAACCTATAATTATCAAAGTTATTATTATCTTGCTTAAACATAACACATAACTCATCAATTACTTCTCTTTTATTAAGTGTATTACACATTTCTAACTTTTTATTAGTATTATCTTTTATTATACTTGCTATCTTTCTATAATGTTTTCTATGCATTTTATACCTCACTTATTATTTAAAGTTATATTCATATTATCACTATGGCATTTATCGCATTCAATCGGATAATCACCTACGAACTCAAATTCGTTTATGCTCCAAACTTCTTTATTATTACATTCTTTGCAATCTAAATTAATTAATATTATTTCATTCATTTTATTTAACCTCTTTTTTAATTGTTTAGTATGATTAACAAATTCTCTTAATTTTAATTCACTTAACCACCACATAAAGTATTTATTATACATTTTATTTATTCCTTATATATTCTTTTTGCTTTTTGTAATAATCATTTTTTTCATTAAAGTTCATTTTATTTGTTCCTCCAATACCATACATTCAATACCTTTGGTTTAACTATTATTGATTTATAGTGCGTTTTATTCATTTTATTTTATTCCTTTTGTTTTATTTAATAATTCTATGCGTTCATTTTGCATTAGTTCCAATATTTTTTTATTGCAAGTAGTTTGGATACTATATTTTTTTAATTCCTTGTTTAATGCCTTTCTTTGACTAGATATATTATTTCTTTGGATATTCAAATTTAAATCATTATCAAACTTAGGTTTTTCATAGTCTTTTAATTTAGTTATTAAATCCAT